TATGTGAGATAACGAAGATATTTGCGTCCTTAATTACGAAACGAATAATCTTCATAAATTCATCAACACCGAATCCATCAAGTGAACTATCAAATACCTCATCCATAATTAATAGATTTGTATTGACAGAATTCTTGACTCTTGCTACTTCTCTCCATGTAAAAAGTAAGGCCAAATCAATTCTCATTTTCTCACCTTCACTAAAAGATGAATATGAAAAGTCTTCGTGTATTGGTGACTCTACTGTCTCAATAAATTCTTCATTCAATTTAAAATTGATATAGAAATCCATCATCTGCAAGTAACGATTTACCTGCTGATTGATAAGTGGTAGATACTTTTTAATTATCTTAGTCTTCACACCATCATCTTTCAAAAGAGAATATGCAAAATCATGATGTACTATGTCCTGACTTCTATCAGATAATTCATCATCTGTTTTCTGAAGACTTTCTTTAAACTCGTTTAGTTTCTCATGTTCAATATTTCTGTTTTTAAGTTGTTCGGTAAATTTTTGAATTTCTGATTCCAAATCTCTGATCTGTCTATTAAATCCAGAGATTCGAGTATTGTTTTGAGAAATAACATTGTTGAGTTTAGTAATCTCCTTTGTAAGTGTAGTGAAAAGACGCTCTCTATCCTCTTCGTTTTTAATTGCTTTTTCTAGTTCTTGATAACCAGTTTGCAACTCCTTGGCTTTACTTTGAGCATCCTTAATCCTATTTAATCGAAAGTCTTCTTCTATATTTTGAGTACATGTAGGGCATGTTACATTTTCACTGAAGAACCTATGTTCCTTAGTAATTGTTGCTACTTTATTGGATAATTTTCCTTTGAGATTGTTTAACTTTCTTAACTTTTTATCTGCACCTGTAACCTTTTCCTGATCCTCTGTGAGACCAGTTACCTCAAGTTCCAACTCCTCATTTGTGTTTACACAGTTGTCAGATTCTATGATTAATTGATTAATCTTTTCTTTCTTACTTTTAATATCCTCTTTACTGCGATTCTCTATCTCCGTAATAAATTTTTCCTGCATTTTTATTTTATCTTGCAGGTTTTCTCTTTTCAATTTAAGAGATCTAACTTGTTCTTTCTTAATTCTTATCTTATCTTTCAGAAGATTATTCATGAATGAAAAGATACGTATATCCAGTAGATCCTCTATAACTTCCCTTCGATTGGGTGCATTCAATTGCATGAAAGGAACAAAGGTGCTGCTTCCAAGTATTACTATCTGTGTGAATGACTTGTAGTTAACTTTCAGAATATTATCTTCAAGTATTCTCTGATTAGATCGGTCATCAGCTTGTCGATGTAAAGGAGAACCATTGACCTCTATATCAAAAGTATTAGGTCTGATACCTCTTCGGACTACATAGTCTCTTGCATTTACATCAAACTCTAATTCAACTAAACACTCTCTTTCATTTACAGTGTTTACTAATTGAGACTTATTGATCTTACGAAATGGTTTGTTGAACAAAACAAATGTTAGAGCATCCAATAGGGTGCTCTTTCCAGAACCATTGTGACCAATTATTAAGTTTGTATTTTTTTCTAGAAAATTAATCTCTGTCCAGTGATCTCCGGTTGAGAGAAAATTTTTCCATCTAATCTTCTTGAACTTTATCATTACTAGGTGGAATCACAAGGTCATCAGGTGTGATGACAGCATACTTATAATTATACATCCTACAGGTCTTTATGGCAAGTTCATCTTCAACTTCTATAACTTCCATGTTACTATGCCCATCTTCTTCTAACATCAAACCATATCTCTCTGCATCATCCTCCTCTTCAAATAAAAATAAAACTCTATCCCCTTGCTTATCAGCAACAGCATACGCACCATCCGCTTTACGGTGTTTGAGTGTTAATAGAAACATTACTCTACCTCGCAGGCTTGTTTGTACAGGTCACGGAAAATACCTTTCACAACTCCTCTATCAAATTCAATCTCTGCTTCATCAATGTAACGATTCAAGATTGAGATTGTATTTTCATCTTCATCAATATCAAATTCTTCATTCTCAACGATTGCAAAGTTCTCTACAATCTTTAAGTCTTGAACTCCTGCACGATATAACTTGTCAATAAATTTTTGGAATTCTTTTGGACTAGACTTTTTACGAACAATAACTTTTACAATTTTATTTTCATATTCAGTAGTATTAAACAACTGATGGTTAGTATCTTCATAATACACGTTATAAAATAATTTATAAGGATTGTTAATTGAAGTATGTTCTAGAGTATCTGTATCAAATAAAGTAAATCCTCTTGGATCATTTACATCATTCCAAAACATCTCATATGGATTACCCAAGTAAAATATTCTACCATCGTCAGACCTTGTGTGATAGTGTCCAGAATATACCTTATCAAATTTATTAAAGACATCAATTTTCATACCATCTTCCATGACATGACCACGATGTGCTCTAAATCCATTCAACTCTAAATGACCCATACAAACTTTACTTTGGGATTTTTTAATTTTTGATAAACTTTCATCAAAGTTATCAGTGCTTATCCAAGGTAATAAAAGTATATTTAAACCATCTATATTAATATCTTCTGCACTTGAGTATGTTGTAATATTATCATAGTCAGTAAGTAATAACTCTGGAGAGTTTATTTCGTTTGTATTTTTATAGTAACAATCGTGATTACCTGTAATAGCATGAACCTTGTACTTCTTCATGGGTTCAAATACAACTCTCTTGGCCCATTCAAGACTATAGTAATCAATTGACTTTCGACTATCAAATACATCACCCATATGAATGATAGTGTCTATTCCTTCTGCTTCTAATGATGGAAAGAATATATTCTTATAGAATAACTCAAAATAATCATGCAAATGCTTTGACCCCTTACGAGCACCGTAGTGGGTATCAGTTATAATGGCAAGTTTCATCTATTTTTCTTTTGGGCAATATTATCTTTAATTGTATTATACTCCGACATTGCTCCTGTCAATGCACCACCTTCATCAACGTGCATAACCTCGTCGAATCCTGTCTTTTCAATGATCTTGTTCTTTATATCTAATTGTTTCTTTTCTTTCTGTATGCGTCTTAGAAAGGCATAGTGTATGATTTGGGTAAAGTATGCAAAAGGGTTGCGAGACTTCTCTGGATCGAAATTATGAATGTATTGTACGCAGTTTTCGATTCCATCAGATATCATATCATCACGGAACATGTAGTTTACAAAGTTTGGCTTATATGACAAGTGTGTAGCAATCTTTAAAAAACAAGAACCAAGATAGTTCGTGATACGTGGTTTCGGTAGATCTTTCTCCTTTGCTATGGCAACCTTTTCTCTATAAACAATTAATGCCTCTAGCAGTTCTTTGTTATTTACATAATGCTCTGACTTCTTCTTCGGCATGTATTTTACCTAACTGATACTATTATACCATAATTTATTTTATTGACAAGTTACGTAAATTATTTCAGTTTCGTGACGTGACAAGGTGACAGACTTGACAAGACCCTCCAATCTATGTACAATAACTCTGTAAGGGTTGAAAGGGAAGCTATTACTCTTTAGTATTTTCTTTAAATAGCTTCTCCAGAGATTCTCTTTTTTGTTCGACGCTGGAAATATATCCTAGTTCTGGATCTAACTTAACTTTACCATCTGCTTTGGGAAATACCGTCCCGTTTTTTTCCTCTTCATTTTCTTCTACATATTGCTTGTATATACCAATTAATTTTTTATCTTTACATTCAGTCATTGTAATAACCTTATCCATTTTCATTACAAACATATCTTCATCTGTCATATCCATCCAAGGAGTTACCTTGATATAATTGAGTTGACTTCCCATATTATTAAGAGTTTTCATCTTAATAGGAGTATGTAAAATTAATATAGGTTCATCATCAGTTTCATCCACGCAAACGAGTGCGAAGATCTCCTCTCCGGAAACAAGTTTAAGAATACTGTAGAATTCGTCTCCCATTTTATTTTTTGAGTGGAATTGAGATGATGTCATAATTAAAGTTTTCTTCGTTGTAGATTTTGATTCTTTCTACAAGATGATTCAAAGTGTAGTTTCTCCTTGATTTATACGATATATCGTCAGCTATATCATACAAAGTTGCCTTTGTTTTATTGTTTCCTTTACGGAGAACCCTACCTATCGACTGTAAATTTCGTATTCGAGATTTTGATGGGGAAGCAAAGATGACATTATGAAGGTTCTTAATGTTAATTCCTGTTGAGAAGGTGCCGTAAGAGGCAATGATAATTGCATTGTTTTGGGTTTCTGTGATCTCACGAACTTTTTCACGTTCCTCCGCTGCAACTCCACCATGAACAAAGAATACTTCACGCTGTTCTAGTACATTACTATTTATCATGTCATATATAACCCTTCCGTGACCTTCAACTCTGGCATAAAGTATTAGAGTATTTCCTTTAAGATCCAGTGCTAAGTTCCTGATAAACTTATTTCTCTGATCATGATTGATAATATATTGCACTTCATCTTCAAATACTTCAAATTTTTGTGCTTTATGTTTGAGTAATAATACATTTATGTCAAGTTTTGCAACATGACCTTTCTTCATAAGTTCATCAGTCTTAATAATTTTGTATGAAGGGCCAAATAATCCTTCTAAAACCCACTTATGTGTTTGCGTTCCATCCAGTGTGCCAGTAAATCCAAACCGATGTTTGGCCTTGTGGAGTTTTGTCATTATAGATATTAATGACTTTGATTTAAACTGGTGAGCCTCATCCCCAATTACAACAGAGAATCGCTCAAAATACTTTCTGGGGAGTTTGTAGATTGATTGCCACGTAGTAATAATGACTTGAGAGTCTGTCTCTCTTTCTTTTCCTGCGTATATTTTGTGACAAAATGAACCTACGTCCCATCCATAGTCCGCAAAATCTTTATACATCTGTTCTACTAACGAAGTCGTCGGAACAACTATCAGAGTATTTTGCTGCTTTTCAACATAATATCTCACAATCGAATATATCATCAAAGACTTACCCGATGCAGTTGGGGATATCAACAACCTTCTATTATGTTTTAAAGCGTCGTATACTCCCTCAACTTGGTATTCACGGGGAGAGTATCTACTTATAGATGTCATATAATCTTTGACACCCTCAAATGAGATATTCTCATTGACTTCAAAGGGTGTGCCAAAGAACTTATTGTCTAAAAATTCGTATGTATATTCGTGATCTTCGCAAAATTTTTGTATCTTATCCAGTAATCCAACGTATATCTCTCCATTCTTTACGTTGAATAGACGAATTTTACCATCCCAATACTTATTACGGTATTGAGGCATGAACTTAGCTCCGGGCAATTCAAAGGTAAACTGATCAGACAGTTCATAGAATACATGAGGATCTGAATCTACCTGTAGATAAACCTCATTCTTCTTTGATATACTCAAATGAGACATTCATAAAACTTCACCTAAAGTTATTTAGAATACTTTCTCTGAGTAAAATTGATACCTTCCATATGATCAAATTCATGTAAAAACACTCTTGCAGCAAAACCTTCTAGCTTGATTTTATGATCAACTTTATTCTCATCTTCATATTTTACAACAACTGATTCTGATCTCTCTACATCTAAAAATTCATCTGGATATGATAGACATCCTTCTTCCATCACACATGTTTTGGATGATTGTTTTACTATTCGAGGATTAAAACATGTAAGTATTTCATTGTATTCAAGGTCTTTGACCATGATAAAAACTCTTTCATTGATACCTATTTGATTTGCAGATAGTCCTACACCATTATGAAGCATCATATTATCATAAAGAATTTTACTAATCTTAGAGCGATCTAGATCATAACTACACTTCTTTACCCTTTCATGTAATATTGGATGTGTATTAGGTGTTAATTGCAATTTCATTAGAACCCTGATTGAAACTTTTGCCACTCGATGGCATTTTTTATTTGATATGTGCGACCAGATATGTTTCTAATTATCTCTTCAAGAAATTTGAGTGTCACATCATAGTAACGTATCTTCATATCTACCTGACTTAGTTTTTCATCTGCATCCAGATATCTCTGTATGGCATCTTTTTCTCTAACCTTAAAACTGAAAGGTTCTTCTATGTAAACAGATGGATCTGCTTTACCAGTATAATAGTTATGTCTTTCGAGTCTTATTTTATTATATTGGTCGGTGGCTTTTTCCCGTAGGAGTTTGATTGTATTATAGATCGTATAATACTTTGAGTGTAGTTGAGGTATTTTTAGTGACTCATCATGTAGATTATCAGGATCAATGACAGCATCACGCTCCCACATCTCCTGAATTTTTTCAAGATTCATAAAAGTGTTCCGTTTTTATCAGTTAACCTGTATATAGTATAGCGGAAAGATGCACTTGCTGTAAAGTAGTTGATGTCTGTGTCAGTAGCATCAAACGTCAAAGATGTCAAAGATACTGGAAATAAGTCTTGAAATTTAACTATTGCTACATCACGAAAATTACTGTTTAGAATATGTAGAGATCCATCACAAAACTGTTCTTCTAAATCACGTTGTCCGTCAGTATCGGTAGTCTTATTGATAAACTGTTGAGGAGTCTCAGGAAAACCTAGTCCTGTCAACCAGTTATGAACTGCAGAATAGTTTTCCATATTTTCATCAACCAAGAATCGAATATCTAAGTCACCATAACTTAGTTTTTCACCCGGTACATCAATAGTTTTTAAGTAGGATGGTTGTTGATAGGTTCCAAGAGTGATTTCTGGAATAGATGCAGAGT